ACTACGCCGCTCTTGTAGAAAGGCGGGGTATCAACGAACCCGAAGGTAAAATCGAGTAGTCCAGTAGCCATGTGGCTACTTCACTCTCAATCGAGAGTGAGCGTCAGAGACGTGATTTGAAAGGTGTCTCCGGCGGTCACTGCGGCAGACGAAGAAAGTGCTCCGGTCCACAGGCAGTTGCCCGATGAAGAAGCGTCCCAAAGGGACCAGTGCGTGTAGGTCTCTGTGGTGGACACGTTGGTCCACTCTGCGGTCGCAGCCGTCGCCATGCTGCCGCTTGCTGCGGCGCTCCACGTAACAACTTTGCGCGTCGCGTTGGTGGCTGCGTTATTTGTGCCCGCTTCGCCGGGGTCCCCGGTGTGCAACTTGATGTAAGTGTTGGCAACCGAGAAAGAAGTATTAGCGAGAGTCTCGAGCAGTTTGTTTTCTGCATAGTTCGAAATCGACATGGGGCTACCTTACCACAAATGAAATGAAGTGTGGGGGCCGGGCCAGGGGATGAAACCCAGCCCCCACGTCTTCTTGCTACTTCCTAATTATCAGGAAGCGTTTGCGCCAATGCTTGACGCTGCCTCAATGCGGCGCAGCGATGCCTCACGGAATCGTGCGTAGCCACCGAGCCAGTACCAGCCCACAGGCTGGAAGCGCTGGAGCGAGTCAACCACCGGTCCACGAATGACTCGTGGGAACGCGCCGTTGCCATCGACAATCGAGTGCGCCTTGGCAAGAGCCTGACGGCCCATGATGTGGGTGCAATACACGTCGATGTTTCCGGATGAGCCAGCACCGTTCGAGGCGTTCTCGAACAGTTTCGCGCGCGGCGTCTCGATGAAACGCACGCCTTCGAAGGCGCCGACTTCACCGTTGTAGATGTTCGCCGGGTCGCTGTATACGTGCGGGTCACGCCACGAAGCAACACCCGTCTCACGACGGAGGTCGTACGACACGTCTGGGTGGATGAAGCCCATGTACATGCCGTTGAACGACACTGCATTGGCCTTGCGGAGGGCAGCGACAACCTTGCGGACGTCGTTCGCCTCGATGATGTCTTCGGCTTCGATTTGGTTACGGGCCGTCTCATCCGACGAGCCACCACCGCCATAAACGACGTTGGTGCCAGCCGCGAGCACGTCACGGATGACGGAGTCAATGGAGATTCCTGCGTTGTAGCCAACCACGTTTGCGGCCGCTGCATCCACGTCAAGGAACGACGTGCCACGCAACTTGGCGGTGGTGTTGACTGCGTTGCCGTATTCGGCCAAGGTCACTTCGACCTGGCTGTCCGACATCGCAACTGCGGTGACATCCGAGGTCTCCGTCAGGGTTGAGGTGGCCGGGTCGAGGTCGTTGAAGATAGTGAACTTCACGCTCGAACCAGGCATTGCCTGGGCGACTGGCATCACGTCTGCAACCGCGTCGAACAAGAGTTCGCTGCGGAGTGCGAAGTACGCAATCCGGTCAAATGCAACCTGGTCAGTGAGCAGGCTGCTTGCTTCTGTATATGCCATTGTGGGTTATTCCGTTCTCCCGAGTGGGAGAAACCCACCGGGCTAGATGTTTTGTGCTTGCTCTCTCATTTGCGCAAGTAGATGCATCACTTCGTCCTGATTGCGAGTTGAGTTTAACTTCTTCACCCAATCGACCTGGTCGTCAGTCTGTTCAGCAGCGGTGCTCGCCCTCTGAAGTCTGGCCCAAGCCCTTTTCTCGGAATCGTCCACTACTTCTTTCGGTTGCTGCTGCTGCGGTAAGAGGTTTACCTCTTGTGCTGCCGCCCGAATCGCTTCGGCTGAGACCTCGCCGTCGTAACCCTTGATGAAGTATTTGGCCTGTGGGGCATTCACATCAATGCCTGCCTCAGCGAAAGCCATCTTCCTCTTCAGGGATTCAAACTCTTGCGCTTGCTGCCGGAGAAGTTTGTTCTCCTGCTCCACCTTTCGAAGGTGTGCGCGTACGGGGTCTTTGGTTACCGTTTCGCTCGTCTCGTCACCGAACTCATCGTTGACATCTGACATGTGCTCACTCCGTTCTGCCCACTTCCGGGTGGAGGACCCAGAAGGCTGCGTACACCCTTTTTGCTGAGGTCGGGGCGGGGGAACCCGACAAACAAACAATACACCACAAGGGTGCTTATGTCAAGGAACTACTGTGCCGTCCCCGCACCAGTTTCGGTGGTGCCTTGTGTTGCTCCCGTAGTTGACGCAAATCGTCCACCGCCCTGGAATTGAGAGCGACGAAGAGCGACTCGTTCCGCCAAGCGTTTTTGGGCCATCGGGTCATAACCAAATGCCGCACCAAGTTGTTCTTCAAGGTCCATGGTTTCTTCGCCGGGAAGCGCTTCGTAAAGACCTCTTTTTTGAGCCATTGCCCCGAATGTTTCAAAAGCCTGCGCTTCCGAAATGCCACGAGAAGCCAACTCTTCTGCGGTGCCAGAGGTCAACTGAATGCCTCCCTGCTCTTTCCCGCGGGCGGCAAGCCTTGCGGCCTCTGCCCTTCTGGTTAGAACAGGCATGGCTTCCTCTGGGTTCAAGAAGTATGCGGCAAGGTCGGCGTCATTGACTTGGTACAGTTGCAACATCTGGGCTTTTGTTGCCGGGTCTGCCTCCCTGACCCTTCTGTACCCCTCAGAGATTCTTGATTGTAGTTCTCGCGCAGAGACATCTCCGCCAATAAGGTTTTCCAAAATGTCGCTTCGGTTGAAATAGGCATCCATCCCGTTCGCCTTCATGACCTCGCGATAGGTGTTCTCCATTTCAACATAGGTTCCCGGGGTTAGTTCGCTGAGTTTGTTTGCTACGCGCTTTGCGTTAGCGGCAAACCTCTTTTTGTATGCCTCCGTCTCCCTGAGGGAAAACAGCACCGCACTTTCTGATGTGACACCGCGAGCCATTATGTCGGTGATGTAACTCTCAAGCGATTCGAGCCCATATTTTTTGAGATAGGTCATGATTAGTGCTTTTGAATCTTGGTTGACTACGCTTGCGGCACCATCATCATCATCGCCATCGGTGGCGATTGCGGCAGAGATTTGCTTAGAGATGTCCTGAAGCGAACCAAATACGTCCTCGTAGGAAAACGTTCCGGCAATGAACCCTCGAATGTTTTCTTGTGCGTACCCAATGAGATTTCTTGCCCTTGGGTCATTTTGGCCAGACAATGCCGCAAAATAGTCATTGAGAGACCCAAGCAATTCTGGATTCGTCCCGTAAAAACGCGGCTTTTTGCCCCCACCCGGCTCTTCCGTTGATGTTTCCGGGTCAGCAAATGGGCCCTCTTCTAGCGGGGGAAGATTGAACTTGTCGTACCTGACACGATTTGCGCCTTTGCCCTCGTACCGAGAACTTGTTTTTACCCTTGTTCCCGTGTTGGTGTCTTCTGCTGCCCCCATGTCGACGTCTTCAAATGAGCCGTCGTCGTAAAATGCGCGACGAACCTTACGCCCATTGATAACCAAATCCTCAACCCTGACGAGGGCCTTGTCGCCACTTGGCGGCTTGCTTGGTCTGAAGGTATCTGGTGGGGGCGGAACGTTGGTGCGGTTGTTGTTTGTCCCGCCACCACCCTCGGAGTCAATAAATGCCATGCTCATTGGACGAGGCCCCAGTTCTTTTCAAGCATGTTGATGAGGTTCATTGCCTGATTTTTTGCAGCCCTGGTTTTGGTCCATTCATAACGCGGGTCGCTCCTGAGAACATAGGTGAACTCCTCCGGGCTCATGCTTGTGCCGTCTGGGTTTTTGTTTAGAGCAACTTTGAATTTGGGGTCATCCATTCTGATATCGCTTGGATTCTTTTCCAGAACTTCGGCTGCAAGATTTCTGTATGGTTCAAACACATCCTCGAGCGTGTATCCCTGGTCGAATTGGTTGGAAAACTGCGAGTACATAATCTTTGCTGTGTCTTTGGCTTTTTTGATGAGCATGTCCTGCGTATAAACGGTTCCAAGGTATGGTTGGCCTGTTAGCGCAGAACGGATTTGCTCGTCTATTCCTGGAGGATTGTAGTTGTACAGCCTCAAAGAATTTTTCAACGTGGTCGCAAGGTCCGTTTCGCCAATCGTTGGAGGAGCACCCTTGGCTGCTTGTCTGTTGGAAATGATTGAATACGCGTAGTACTG